TTGCGGCTTGTTTATTTTGTATAATGAGTAAAATGGAAGAAAATAAAGAAACTATTGACGCTTTAATTGTTCCAGATGATGGTCCTAAAAAACCAACAAGATATTTTAGAGACCTCAAGGAAACTGACAAGCCACTTAAGCCTCTTCCTCCTGACAGTATGAGTGATATTTCATATCCTCAGTTTGTCGAACCGAGATGCGCTTTATGTACATCTCCATTCCGTGATTTATTAGAACACGTATATCTTGAGTCTGGAAGAAAAAATCAAGCAGTTATAAGATTTTTTGCTGAGTATTTTGACGCACAACTTAACTGGATGCAAATTAATACTCACATGGAACAACACTGTGATCTAAAAAAGATTTCAACTTCTGGACTCAAAAACTATGAACAAAGAGAAGAACTTATTGCTCCCTGGATATTTAGGGAACATCATCTTGCATTGACAGCATTGTTAGTTGAGTTAGATGACGTACGAGGGATCGATTGTTCAAAAAATTCTGAAATGAAGCTTAGACGTGCTTCAATGGTTGAAAAACTTATCACTAAAATATTAATGGTCAAAGATTCAAGAGACAATCAAGGAATCTATAACATAAATATTTTTGAAATTCTTGCCATTTTGCATGAAAAAATGGAAAACGAAAACGATAAGAGAATCATTAGAGAAGAAATTGTTGCTCTAAGAAATAAAATTCAACAAGACAATTAATGAGAAAACCAACTCCTGTAGTTAAGTCTTCTAATGAATTAAGAAGCCAACTCCTTCAACAAGCTAATTCTGTAACTGAACTTTTCAAAGATACTGAGTATGCTAATGATTTTGCTGATGAAATTGTTCCAGCAAGAAGACAAGAAGTTGCACCACCATCAAAGCCAACAAAAGATAGATTTAATCCTGACCAGATAGTTGATATCGTTACTTTTATTGAGCATCCTTATTTTTGTAATCTCAAACCTTATCCTTGGCAGAAACTTATCTTAAAGTGTTTCTATATGGGGCAAGAAGGAAATACCAATCTTGAGATATTAGACAACAAAACTGATGACGGATGCGAAGGTTGTGTTTGGAACTATATAAGTAAAAATGAAAATGAATATTTTAAAGCAAAACAGCAACAAAAAAACTTTAAGACTATTTTTAATGTAGTAAATTCTCCTTGCCTTCAATGTTCAAGATTAGGTGAAAAAGTAAGAAAAGCACGTTACGAATTTGCCAGAGAGGAAGCAACTAACCCAGACGCTGAAAGGCAAGTTGAAGTTTTAGAAGCCAGACCTATTATTGATGGATTTCAAACAGAAAATGATTTACTTTATTCAGAAGAGTTTGATCCAAAACTTAGAATGCAAGTGCAAGAAAAATGCACCAAAAGATACAAATTTGAAGAATTAGTTTTAGTATTAGGAAGACGTTCTGGTAAATCATTCCTTGTATCTGCTATGGCTCTTTACGAGTTATATCGGCTTATTTCTATGGGTCATCCTCAAGCAAGATATGGCTTGATGGAATTTGATGAGATTGTTCTTCTTAATGTCGCTCGAAATGAAGAACAGGCAAAAAAAGCAATCTTCTCTAAAATCAAACAAACAGTTTTAGCATCTCCTTTCTTTGCTCCTTATATTGGCAAAGATACAGAACTGGAAATGCGATTTTACACTGAACACGATAGAGAAGAAAACGTAAGAAGAAAAGAAGATAATATCAACCCATTTGCTGGTTCTCTCGTCTTGCGTTGTGGTTCAAGTAATGCTTCAGGTCTTGTTGGTCTTACTTGCTGGTCTATTATTATGGACGAAGTTGCAGCAATGGCAGGAGATAACCCTGATTCTGGCGTTGATTACGGTCTATATGATGACTTGAAGCCTTCGCTTGCTACATTTGGTAAAGATGGCAAAATGATGCTTCTTTCCAACCCTAAAGGCCCTATTGGGTTACTATATGATTTGCACGAAAATAGACAAGAAGATCCAACAACTCTTATAATGAGACTTCCTACTTGGCTTACAAATCCTAACATTGATAAAGATTGGTTGGATGGGCAAAAGAAAAAAGACCCTCAAGAATTTCAAATGCAGTATGGGGCTGAGTTTGGAGCCTCATCATCTGACCCAATGTTTATGTCTGAAGATATAGACAGAATGTTTAAGAGCCAAAATATGGTTAAAAGAAAAGAAATGCCAGACGGTCTTTTTGAATATTTTTGCCATATAGATCCTGCAAGAACATCTGACTACTATGCGATCGTCATTGCTCACACAGAGACTATGTATGGAACTATTGGTCCCGACCATACACCTCTCAAAAGAGTTGTAATAGACCACATTCATTTTTGGAACCCTTTGACAAGAAATCAACCTGTCAAGGAAAAAGAAGTAGAAGACTATGTTATCGATTTACATCGTAGATTTAGATTTAAGCAAGTCTCGATAGACCATTGGAATTCTCAATCCTCTGTCATAAAGTTGCAAAGCTTTGGTGTTCCTATTATAGAACGTCAATTCAATAAAGAATACAAAGAAAAAATTTACACAGAGTTGGCGCAATTGATTAGAGATGACAGGATAGATGTATATGATTTATCTGGTGGTAGTTACGCAGATATGACAAATACATTGCAATCACTAAATGAAGTCCAAGAAGCAAAAATTCAATTCTTATTTTTACAAAAAAAATGGAAAGGGAAAAGATATTACATAGAAGCATTGTCAGGCTATAAAGATGACATTTGTGACTGTGTTGCTGCAGTATCTTACGAATGCCTTACTTCCAAAATTGTTGCAAGATTGCCTAGATCAAAAATGGTCAATTTGAATAGAAGATGATTCAACTATAAAGGATTATGAATTTTAAAATAAGAAAAAATCATTATGTCTGAAAATATTCGTATAGCACAATTTGGAGGCGTTGGTGGTGGCGGACAAGTGTCTCCATTCATGCCTGGAAAAAGTCCTATTGGTAAGGGTGGTAGCAATAGAGGCGGACATGAGATAAATTTGTATGTCGATGAAGACGCAAATTTTGATAAGTTGCTGCGTAAAACACATATGGATTTTGACGGCAGGGATGACAATATTGAAAGTCGTCTAACTCCTCAACACAGACATTATGAAGAATCTATTCCATATCTTTTAACACCTGAAGAAAGAATGAGAGCCAAACTTCGTGCTCAACTTCATAATTATAAACAGTCTTTAGAAAATGCGGCTAATGATTTGCACAAAAACTCTCCTAAGTACATAAAACAGTTTTTTAACGCTAAACCTGAGCATCTGATGACTATGGAGCAGTCTTTAGAAGACAGACATAAATACAAAAAAGATTATAAGTTTATGGGTGAAGAATACAAAGATCCAGACAAACCATCAAGACTTCACTTTGCAATTTCAGAAAATGACATAAACCGTGTAGCAGAAGACTATCAAATCAAGAGAAGAAATAGAATTACTGAAGAGTACGCTGAGCCAAGAAATAGATACGATGTAGAACAGTTCAGTAATGAGCCATTAGGAAAAACGCCATTATTAGAACATGGATCTGATCTGGAAACATACTTTGATGATTTGATAAATGTCAATACACCAGACCAAGACGGATTTCAAGAATACCAATTGAAAGATACCATCATGTCTTATCCAAATCCTGATGCAAATGTTGATTTGACTCCTAGAAAATTTACTGGCGAAGAAAGTGCAGAACTAAAACAAATAGACCCATTCCAATCTATTGAAAGTAATATGCGTAAACCAAAAATGGATTCTTCTTATTTTAATTTTGTAAAACCAACATCAACTGAAGATGCAAGTGTCGAAGAGCAATATGACACATTATTGAGTGGATTTATGGGGCCAACATTTTAAGATGAACAAACAAATTTTACTTTTGTTGGATCTATGCGAAAAATTAGATTCTTCTGGAAAGTTTGCTCAATCTGACAAACTATTTAATAAATTTGCACAATACTATCCTCAGCAATCAGTAACTAAGGTGCCACACGTTCATTTTGTTGAATATGAAGAAATAGAAGACGAGTATAAAGAAAATGACTTCTTTAGACAAAAAATAAAGCCAAATAGATTTGTAAGGGACTATTTTGATTTGGGCGGTGAATCAGATGGCCAAAATATAGAAGGCTTATTACATGGTCCTGATAATGTTCCTGGACCAGCCTATATTGACCCAGGTAATTTAGCGTCTAGTCCTTCAATGGCTGGAGACACTTTATCATTTACTTGGGAAGAGACATATCAGAAAAATGTAGATGAAGGTAACGCTTGGAAAAATAGAATACCAAACAGATAAGGAGATTATTATGCCAATACCAATTAAGCCAGTACATAGTTTAGATTTGCATGCGGAATTGTTTGACGGACCATCAATGGAAGGACTTGGATTATCAGATATTCAAATTCAACTTCTTGGTGTCTCTCAGCAACCAAAAAAGGCAGAAGCAGCAAAGATCAGCACAAGATATATTGATATGTTGAGAAGAATAGATGCTTCAACAGACGAAGTTGTCACAGCAGCATCTCAACTAGCCCTCAACAAAGATGGCAAAGTATGCAGTGTGCCTACCAATATTTCTGACAATGATTTGCTTGCTCTTAAGACTGCAGGTTTATTGACTGGATATGGCAGATCAGTCGAATTAACAGATAGAGCGAAACTCGCACTTAGAGATCATTATCTTTCTACTGAAAACGTAAATGAATTCAGAAAGCAAAGAACTAAAGATAGATTTGACTTAGAAGCAGCAAGAAGTGTCAAAGCATCTAGTAATAAATTTAAGAAAGTAGGTTCATGACTCACTAAGGACAAATTCCGTGATGAATTTGAAATTAGGTTTTTAGCAGATAACGACAAACTTAGAACAAAAGGTTTAATGTTTGCAGACCCTTTAGAAAACTTTGAAGTTGTCGTTTTCAAGTTTGATTATCCAGATTGTTACTCTTTTTGGAATAAAAATGTAAGTTTTCCATTATCATTAGCTTTCTTAGACGAAAAGTATAGAATAAGAGATATTAAAGATATGGAAGCTGAAGATCCAAAGTCTGTATACCCTGACAATTCAAAAATAGTTTTTGTTGTAGAAGCAAATAAGGGAACTTTTGATAAATTGGGTATAAAAGTAGGCGATAAGCTTATAATGAAGGGCAACAAACTGATTTTAGATAAAGAAAATAAATAGATGCATTAAAGGAATTACCCTTTAAATTTAAGAAGTTTTTTAATGTATTTTTTCTTGAGGAGAAAACAAAATTATGGCAGATAGAATTTTCCCAAACAGATATCAAGAAGATCCTCTTGATTCTGACCTTGTTTTTCAAGGTATAGATTGGGATACATTTAATCAAAGACTTGCTGCTGCTGAAAGTGGCGAAGGTAAGAAATTACCTACAGAGCTCTTGAAAGCTTTGAACAACGCACACCCTGAAGCATTTGACAATGAAGCAAGATCTAATGACAGAGAGTCTGGATCCATGTACGCTGAAGAAGACGATGAAGAAATGTCTGATGAAGACGTTGATGCAATGATGGTTGAAGCATACAAAACAGCAAAGAAAAAAGGCCTTGATCCTGATTCTGGTTTAGCCAAATGGTTAGCGAAGAATAAAAAGGGTAAGCAAAACAAGTCTAAAGATGATGATGAAGAAATGCATGATGAAGATCATGAAGATCATGAAGAAGACGAAGACGATGCTAAAGGTCCTATGAAGAGAAAAGGTCCTAAGAAAGACGAGAAAGTTAAAAAGGCATATATCTTCAACCATCCTTCCCAACTTTCTGCAGATGCAGTAGAAGCAGCAGAAGCTGCTGGCGATGAGCACTTAAAGAGTGCCATTCTTGCTGCTAGACATGATAGAAGAGTTAGACTTGCTTCACAAATTGAAACAAGAATTGCTTCTGAAAAAGATAAGTCTGTTAGATTAGCACAAAGAAGAGCGTATAGAGAAGCAATTGTCCAAAGCGTTGAAGAGAATGTGAATCAACCAAAGACACATAAAACTGCATCTAGAAGCACTTCCAACTCAGGAATGACTTCTTCGATGAAGACTGCTTTTGCACAAAAGGCCCTTGCTGAAGGTTTCCCAGTTGAGTATATCCAAGCAAGATTGGGCGAAATGCCTGCAGTTCAAGCTGATAATACTACAAAAATTAAAAGCGTTTTAGCATCTGAATTAGACATCAATACTAAAATTGCTGCTGCTAGTTCTATGATTAAGACAGCAACTCTTTCAGACGCTGACTATTCAAGACTTGTAGATTATTGGAAAAATGACCTTGGCTATGGCGATCAAGAATGGATCGATGCCTTGTTCACAAAAAAATACGATAAGAAAAATTAATTCCTCAAGAAAAAATAAGTCCCAAGGTTTAGGCCTTGGGACGTTCTTGAATAAATTAAGGATATAAATATGAGATTCAGAAAAGTATCAGAAACTGAAAACATTCCAAGTTTTTTAGAAAAGAAATTTGTTGGCGCTCAAGTTGAAGTTGAAGAAGACCCATATGCTGAACTAAGAAATAATTCTGCAGAAAACAGAATGAAGATTTCTAAGAACAATATTGGCTTTACCAAAGAAGCAAATTCACTTTCTAAGTCCTGGGAAAAAATTTCTGGGCCATCTCTCTACAATGATTTAAGACAAGAATCTGTCGAAGAAAGAATGTTTTCTCAAGATTTAGGTTCCATTAAGAGATCGGGCTCTTTTTACGATGAGGGCGAGTCTGCTAGAATCACCACTAGTGGATTAAAAGCATTTTCTTCAGAAGAATATATGGATTGTATGCTTAGAGGTTCTTCAAATATTTTCAACCCAG